TATCAAATTACTCAAACTCTCCGGCACGGGCTCGCCCAATTCCCGCAATACCTCAGCCGCCAATTTATACTTCTCTTCTGGACCTTCTACTGCGCTCGTCAGGCAAATATACTTCCGCCCATCTTTTTCCATATAATAAAATGCAACATCGCCGCCTTCTGGAATGCCAGCTTTATATCTAATAGGCTTCGGAATTACTAATCTTCCCGCAGTATCTAATTTTTTTATGCTATTTTCATTTTCAAATATCATTAAATATTCACATCCTTTTTCTATATATATTATACCAAAAAAAATTTTTTCTGTCAAGAAAAAATTTTTTAAAAACGCTTGACAAAAGATTTTTTTTCTGGTATAATAGTGGTATAAAGGAGTGAAGATATGACTAAATTAGATTATTCTTTACAAACTCCAGAAGAACGCAAAGAATTAGTTGAAAAAATTCTCGATGAAGCGCCCGACCCCTCAGAACAATATTTGGAGTCTTTAGCCGATTATTTAATTCTTTGTATGGAGAAGCAAGAACGTAAAGAAAAGAAAATACTTACTGATAACAGAATGGTTACTGTTAATAAGCGTGAAACTTCTTTTGAAGGTCTTGTTTCCCAATTTGAAAATGGCGAAGATGGTATATATGCTTTAATAACTAATGATAAAAATACAATATTTCAACCTAAAATTTCAATAACTAAACAAGATGTAGAAGAAATCCCTTTTTTAAAACAATTAAGAGAAACCATTGCGATTTGGGAAAAACTTTCAAAAACTGCTGTTGGCAAACAAGCCTATGTAATTAAAAAGGCTTTAATAGATATGCGGAAAGAACAATATATTATTAAAAACGCATATCGTGTGCCAACTACCGCAATGAAAATTAACCACTCAAAAACTATTGTGCCGCTTGAAGATAAAACCTGCCGCTTGGACGAAAATGGTTATCCCATACCAGAAGGAATTTCACTTTTAGACCCTAAGGTATGCGCTGCTATACTCTAGAACTATTCTAAATTAAAAGAAGATAGCTGGGACCATTTTGATAGCGATACTTGGTATTTAATGTAGGATTTTGATAAAGTGGCGGGCGAAGCTTTAAAACCTTTTCCACTTTATGAAAGAATTGTTGAATATAAAGTTGATGGTAAATAGAATATTGATATTCAACAATTAATACAAGAAGAATTTGGTATTAAACATTCTATTGAATATATTAGTTCTTTATGGTGTAATAAAATTCCTAAATTGATTGCGTCGGCTGCTGAAGATGAATGGCTTGAATGGTATTACACTACGCAAGAAAAAGGTAAGTATAAAAAATGTAGTCGCTGTGGGCAAATTAAATTAGCCCATAATAAATATTTTTCTAAAAACAAGACTAGCCGAGATAACTTTTATTCTATCTGTAAAGCCTGTCGTAATAAAAAACAAAAAGAATAGAAAAATGTGTAAGGACTGCGGACAAAAGTAGTAAAAGAAAATAATTCTCCTTTTATATATAATAGAAAATATAAAAGGAGAATTATTATGACTAAAAAAATTAAAACTATTTGTGATAATTGTGGAAAAGAAATAGAAAAATATGCTTCTAAAATAAGTTAGCATAATTTTTGTGATAAAAAATGTTATTTAGAATATCATTCTAAAGATACTAAATTTTATAAATGTGAAATTTGTGGAAAAGAATTTAAAGGCGATAAATATAATGCTAATAGATTTTGTTCTAGAGAATGTTATTTAGAATATCATAAAATAAAAAATAAAATTAGAATATGTCCTACTTGTAAAAAAGAATTTATTGCGAAAACTTCAGATGATAAATATTGTTCTATAGAGTGTTATAATAAAGATAGACATATGCCGACCAAAGAAAAACATTGGAATTGGAAAGGCGGAGTATCTTTATTAAATGATAATAGAGATAGCCCAGAGTATAAAGAATGGCGAAAAGCAGTTTATGCTAGGGATAATTATAAATGCGTTAAATGTGGTAGTAAAGAAAAATTAAATGCTCATCATTTAAAAAGTTGGACTATTTATCCTGAATTAAGATATGATATTGATAATGGTATAACACTTTGTGAAAAATGTCATATTAAATTACATTAGGAAAAAGGTTATCTTAGTGAAGATGTAATAAATTTTAAGAAAGAAGACTAATTATGAAGAAACAATATTATTGTGAAAAATGCGGTAAAACGATGGCTGAAGACTAGTTTTACAAATCCAATAATAAAACAAAATATTCTAATAATGGTGTTGTTCCTACTTGTAAAAAATGTTTAACAATGCACGTTAATAACTGGGACCCAGAAACTTATTTATGGTTATTACAAGAATTAGATGTTCCTTATATTCCAGATGAATGGAATAAATTAATGGTAAAATATGCAAAGGACCCAGATAAAGTCACCGGAACAACTATTATTGGACGTTATCTTTCTAAAATGAAACTTAATCAATGGAAAGAATATCGTTGGAAAGATAATGAGTTTATTAAAGAATTAAACGCGAAGCGCATTAAAGAGGCAATGAAAGATGGCGGCTATGATATTCAAGATATTGAAATGGCTATTTAGCGTGCCGATTATGCGATACCAACAGAAGAATTAAAAGAACCTGAATTTATTGCTCCAGTTCAGGAAGAACCAGAAGATAATAATACTGGTTATGTTTATCAATTTGAGCCAGTAGAAGATATAGATTTGGGGCTTACCGATGAAGATATTACTTACCTTCGCTTAAAATGGGGCAAGACTTATAAACAAGAAGAATGGGTTCAGCTCGAACAATTATATAATGAGATGATGGATTCTTATGATATTTAGACGGCTGGCCATATTGATACTTTAAAATTAATTTGTAAAACTTCTCTTAAAGCCAATCAATTAATTGACCTTGGCGACATTGAAGGTTATTAGAAAATTGCTAAAGTTTATGATAGCCTTATGAAATCTGGTAAATTTACTGCGGCTTAGAATAAAGCAGAACAAGGTGAATACGTTGACTCAATTAGTGAGTTTGTTGCGCTTTGTGAAAAAGATGGCTTTATTCCTCGCTACTATGTAGATGGCCCGCAAGATAAAGTTGATAGAGTTATTGAGGATATGAAATTTTATACTCGCACTCTAGTTACTGAAGAAATGGGCTTGGGCAATTTAATTGAAAATGCTGTAAAAAGATTAGAGAAGAAGCAAGAACAAGAAGCAGAAGAAAAAACTACTGAAATTTCTGAAGAAGATAAATTATTTGATTATAATAATAATATCGCAATTTCTGATAATGACTTCCAAGATTTCTTTGATTGGGAAGAATAGGGAGAAGAAGAAAATGCTGAATATTTAAAACAATTCTTTGAGGAGGAATAATTATGGCTCTTCAAGATTTGTTAAACCTTAATGAAAAAAAGTCTGGCGCCAAAATTGGCTTGTCAGAAGAACGTGTAAATGCTATTAAATCAGTGGGCCGCCAGTATATCGCATACTGGCGTGAATACCCTGATATGTTTATTGATTATTTACAAACAGGTAATGATCCAACGCGCAAGAAGAAATTAAACTTCTATTTTTATTAGAGGGTCTTCTTGCGTGTTGCTATGCGTTATCAATTAGTATATGCGGTTTATCCTCGTGCGTATTCTAAATCATTTCTTTCAGTTTTAGTAATGATGATACGCTGTATCCTTTATCCAGGAGCCAAGTTATTCAGTTCCGCAGGCGGTAAAGAACAGGCTGCCGGCATTCTTAAAGAAAAAGTTGGCGAATTATGCACTCTCGTACCTGCACTTAAACGCGAGATTGACTGGGGCCGTGGCAGTGATACCATGGAAGGAAAAGATTATTGTCGATACGCATTTAAAAATGGCTCATACTTTGATAACGTTGCTGCGCAAGAACGTTCAAGAGGTAAGCGTCGTCATGGCGGATTACTGGAAGAATGCGCTTCAATGGACGGACAAGTTCTTCAAGAAGTATTACTTCCTATGATGAACGTTTCTCGTATGTGTCTTGATGGCACTACTCAGCATGAACCTCTTAATCAGAGCCAGTTATATATCACAACAGCTGGATATAAAAGCACTTTTGCTTATGAGATGTTGATCCAATTACTTGTAAATATGCTTATTGATCCCGATAAAGCGTTCATTATGGGCGGAACTTATAGAGTTCCAGTAGATGTAGGATTAATTCCTA